ATCTGCAGAAAATAACCTTCGAAAAGTTGACAGTGCTTTTGATGGCATTAGCTCAACCATGTTTAGTGGCATAACCACGGCAACCAAATGGGGAGCTGCAACCGCTGCCGCCGCTCTAGTTGGTATTGGTGCTATAAACCAACAACAGCAAGAATTAGAAAAACTCACCCAGGCGGTTAACGCCAACGTCCAAACTGTCGAGGCGGTATCTAACGCACTCGCAGGGTCAGGTCTCAACGCCGAAAACGTGATTGACTTATACGAGGAAATGAACAACAAGCTGGGCGAATCTGCTGGCTTGGAGGAAATTACCGCTGTAAGTGAGTCATTGGCTATATTGGGTCTTCGCTTTACCGACATCAAAAAACTCGCACCGGAAGATCAATTCAAGGCCATTACCAATGCCGCGCTAAAAATGGAAGATGCAACCAAGGCGCAAGCGGCTGCTGATATACTCATGGGCGGAGAGGCTAACAAGGTCATTGGTATTTTAAGGCAGCAAGGCAAGTCCATAGAAGATGTGATTGGCAACTATGAAATGCTGTCATTCCGTACGGAGCGATCACGTCAAGGTGCTCGCAATATGGCGCGTGAGCAAACCAAGTCCATGAAGCTGTTTAAGTCTATGGGGCAAGAGATTAGTGGTCTAGCTGGTCAGCACCTTGCGCCACTCATTGCCAAGATGAACGACTTCTTAATCGCCAATAAGGAAATCATCGGGCAATCAATCGATCGGTTCTTTGAAGAAATGGCCGCATCGGTTGGCGATGTGTCAACAGTGTTCGATCGCCTACTTGGTTGGATGATGCAAGCGCATGAGAGTTTTGAGAAAGCTAAGGAATGGACAGTTACCGTGGCCAAAATTACAGCTGGTGTTTTAGCCCTTATGGCTGCGCTGAAAATCTTTATAGGAGTTATGACTGCGGTGAATTTGGTAATGGCAGCTAGTCCGGTGACGCTTATCGTTATGGGTATTGCGGCGCTTACCGCTGGTCTTGCGGCTTTGGTTTATTACATCGATGATGTGATTGCATCATTTGATAGCATGAATCCAGTACTTAAAGCTGTTATGGCTCCTTTAAATCTAGTACTCACCACAATAAAGTTCATCAAGGATAGCTTAACCGGTGGGTTTGGTGAGGCTGTAACAAAGCTAGCTGAGAGGTTCGGATTTGCCGACGAAGAAGACACTGACATTAACATAAGTCGCAATATCAGCACAGAAGCGGTTATGTCACCATATCAGCAACAGGCTATGTATTGGGGCAATATGCAGGGCAGTGTTGATGTTAATGTGTATGGTCATGGCGGCGTTAAACCAGAACAAGATCGTTATACCAGTCAGTTGCGAATGGGTAGGAGTGGGAATTAGCTCTGGCCTGACTATGTCGGGCCCACTTTTCACAATAGACTCCATCAACTGGCAAGAAACCCGGCGGCAATAGCAAGCTCGAAACACTAGAAAAGACGTACGCGGATTTATCAAAAACGGAATCTTAGATTACCAAAACGTCACTATACTAGATCCCGAAAAGAAAAGGAAACTTTCTGAAGCCGCAAAGCACTCACAATTCGGCAAAACTTTTTTGGGTACTCTCAAGCAATAAACTGAGTTATAATAACAAAGTTACATCTGTGGGGGTGTAGCAACTGGTAGCGTAGCCATGGATGCGCCACCTTCCCCACCTAGCCCCACTTGCAAAAATACGCCCCCACTATAATTTTGTTTTATTGGGGGCTTTTTTATGGCTGCAGCAGTTCAATTTGCCGTTCCTGACAATGACTTTATCGAGTTAACAGGCGCAGGTACAGACGGTTCTATTTATCATCAAGGCGGTACGGGCGACACTGGCAACACAGTGATTTTTGTCGAATCCGCAGCAAAACCAACATTCGATCCAAATAACATTTCTCGCTTTAAAGACTCACCAGTGAGTATTTCACTCAAGCCGGGTGAAAGTGAGGGTTATCACTCTGCGATCGCAATTTGGGCTGTCTCATCGAAAGGTGAGCAATTAATTACTGTAACGCCAGCAGCGTGAGGGGGATTTATGCCATTTGGAAAACCAGGCGGAATCGGTGGTGGCGAGTTCACTGGCGCCCCATCAAACATCCTTGTATCAAACAACGACACGGAAGTTACGACTGTAACATCAGACCCTGACTCATTTGTAACGGCAACACTGACAACTGACTTAGCAGCACCAGTTTCTGGGTATGATAATGACTTTACCTCTGGCGCTACAGGGCTAGCCACAATTGAGCACGCTGACACGGTAACGCATGATTATCGAATCGACTTTAGCGGAACTATTATTGCTGACGATCCTGCGTTTCTTAATACATACATAGGCGTTAAGATTTCTAGTGATCAAGGTCAAGAGTTCACTGGCGGAATAAAGTTCTATCCGGTCGGCGTCTCTTTTGGCGGAAGCTCGCCAGCGATAGGGTTTCAGACAGTTGTGTTTGGCGCCATTGAAGCGAATGAAAAGCTTTCACTTCAGTTGTCATCCAACACGGCTGGTGACTTAATTCTAACTGACTTGATTGTGTTTGCAGTTAGGATAACTCCTGCTGGCTAAGTGGATGTGCATACAGAGAGCAAGAAGTTCTAAACAAAAAGCCCCGTTAGTTCGGGGCTTGGTTTTCATCTTCTGCTCGATAAATTCAAAAATCAATCCAAACTCCTTAAATACTTCTCAACAGTACTCATATTAATCAAATCACACTTAGAGACAACCTTTGCTCGGTCTTTCTTGTGTTGCTCTAGTAGTTCGGTGATGGCCTCTCGCTTATAGAGATTTATATACTTTCGAACTCTATTTAATTGCTCAGTTAGCGTTGCTTTGCGCATCTCACACCCCTTAGTTCATAAACACGCCCGGTGTAGGCGCGTCGGATTAGCTTTAGTTTCATTTGGTTTGCTCTAGTAGTTGCTTTGCCTGAACATAATTGTTACACGATGTAGGTTCAATTCCTTCATATTTTAGCGATGAGCCATAGAATCCAGTCATTACAGAAAGCATCTCGCGCAACTTCTGGTTTTCTGACATGACGCAATTTCCAGAAACAGCTAGCGCCATTCTTTGATAGGCATGTTTTCGCCCTTCCTCTAACAAGTCCCAAGACTCATGACCAAGCGTATCAGCTCTGTGTAACTTTTTAGCAATATCGTAAATTTCACTCATCCAACTATCTCCAAATAAATATCAATCCAAATAACTGCTACCAAACTAAAGCCAGCTAGTAGCAGTAGGTTTTCTAGGTTGCGGGGCATTAAACACACCACGCAGGAACATTATCAAACTCAACTTTCATTGGCTTTTCGCGTGACTGCCATTCTGCAAATTTACTAACAAGGTACTTTTGGTATGCCTTACATACATCGCCGAACACGACAATTGCTTTGAATTCGTCAGGTGCTGCAACAGGTGGCTTGGTAAAGCCGTTGTAATCAAGTCCAGCAGGTGCGGATTGCAATAGCCACAGCTTATCTTGAGTGGCGTGAGTTTTTCCAGTGCGCTGTTTGTATAGCTCACATAGTTGCGTTGCACATTCCCATAACCACTCATAGTGATCTGCGGATTTGCGAACCCATACCGCGCTAGGGTGGTTTGTGTGCGTCTGCTTGTAAATGCCGTCGATAGCATTATCACCATCAACAACATGATGAGCGGTAGAAAGAAGCTGAGCGTATTCAACAATCATTTTCACTTGATGAACATAACAATGCTCGTTAGCCGCTTGAATTGGACACTCGTTAGTAAAAAATACGTTCATGATTAAATCTCTATTATTGGCACATTGCCGTTTCGATGGGGTTAGTATTGATTATTAATGATTTGGTGTCAACATAAAAAATATGTAGATTTTAAATTTATTGTGGATTATGATTTAGAAAAATTAAGGAGTAGCCATGCAGTTTGAAGAAAAGAAAACCCACGCCAACCAGCTCATCTATACCAAAACAGACGAAATGCTAAAAAGTCTGGTTGATTTGTATAACGATCGTCAAAAGCAAGAGTTTGGAAGCAAGGCTAAAAAGGTTAGCAAGATAGCAATTATCCATAACCTTGTTGAAATGAAATTACGTGAAGAGATGGAACAGATTAAAGGTGGTGAGTGATGAAAGGCGAACAAGAAAAAGAGTGGTTCTACCACGGGGTGTGCCATTTCAGCACAAAAAAAGAGAGTTTTAGCGGAATTACAGTGGCAAAAACTGCCTGTCAGGCTTTTGAAGATGTGCTTAATACTATATCTGAAGCAACAAAGCTAGATAAGGACAAGATTGATATACAAATAAACAAAAGGGGCGTTATGCCCCTTTTGTTTTACTGCTGCGAGAAAGTACCCGGTCCACTAAATGACATATCAGCCGTGCCATTCATGCTAGACACTGCCAATTCGCCAATAATGTTACCGCGACCACTTCGCACTGTGCCATCTGCATACACAGCTTTGATAGGCACAAAACGACCTTGAGCTTTTACTTGCTCAGCAAATTCTAAGTCACCGTTCTGGTCATCCATTGCCACAGCAACACCAGAAAGAGACCAACCTACGCGAGTTTGGATTAGGCGACCAGTCTCGCCGTCACCATTCGCTTGATATTCGTTTTCGTAGCCACCGAACTTGGTGCTACCGTCAGCATCAGCAGCCGCCTTGTAAGAGCGACCGTCAATACTAATTTCAACTAATGAACCTGGCATATTAAGACGCTCCTAAGAAGAAACCAAATAGTAGATCGATTGAGTGAATATCCCAGTTGCCCGATAGTTTCACAGGGTAAGTGGTGTTCACTCGGTTAGGATTTGACTGGTCAATAGCTGCCGCCGTATTTGTTTTAGTGAACGCTCGATCACTAATCAAAGCATTGTTAGCAAGGTTGTCAGTCAGAGTATTTAGCGCCGCCACTGCATCATTTGGTTTTAACGCATCTGGGTTGCTAGATACTTCAAAGTCAGGAATAAGCGCGGCTTTCTTCCACTTAGGTTGATTGAAGATCAAATCAACGTTGTAGATGATGTTTTGCAGCTTAACCACATAAATGACTTTTCCGTATTCCGGATCTGGTCGCCCGTCTGGATGGTAGAACAGAAGCGTGTTATCCAGTGTGATAACGCCGTTCTCAATCTGTGTAGATGAAACGCCAGACTTCCAAGCGGTATCGCGTGTAGGGTAATCCCATTGCTCGCCATCTTTGCCGTTAACCACGCTAGAAAGTGCTTCTGTGCGGTATTCAATAGCAGGGTTGGCATTGGCTTGACTTGCAATCTTAGCAATAGCCGCTGCAGCAATAACCCATGGCGCAGTTGGTGATCCCGGACAAGGGATGACGCCGTTTGTACGATCGGTCTTGCGAAGGTCGGCATAGGCTTTTAATACTTGCTCGTCCGTTTCGTTTGAGCCGTAAAGCGCAAAGAATGGCTTACGCACCAATTGACCCCAGCGAGCTTCGCCAAATGTTGATAAATCATCATGCGCCGCTGTACCAAGCTGGTTAACAACGATGGTTTCCCACACGTTACCAAACTGGTTAGTAGCAACATCGATATCCGGATCAACCAAGCCGCCAGACATTGCAGTAATGGCAACCGTGACACCTTGCTGAACACCAAGAAGCTCAATCACCAAGTCGTTACCGGTTGTGCCTTTGTGTTTTGCTGCTAGATCTACTTTGGTTGTGCCGTCAGTTGCGATAACTGGCATGTCTAAAACGCCGTTGATCGCCGTGATAGCCTTGGCAATGAACTCAGTCACGCCTTCGCCAACCAAGATAGCAAACGAGTTAGACTCAACACCACCAACGCGCACAACATACTCTGCTGCAGTAGTTTGTGTACCAGTCGGGGTTAGTTCGCCCGTTGCAGCTACGCCGCCAGCCTCGTTAGGTAGTGGATAGAAAGTTACGCGAGCACCGAAAGCTCCAGGTAAAAGCTCTTTTGCGATCAAGTGCGCAGGTGAACCAAAACCAAGCTTTGTGCCAACTGCATCCGCGCTTGTCTCTTCGAATTTGTCCGTTGAGTAAGTGACAGAATCACTACCCTGAGCTAGTACCGCAATACCCTGCTGCAAGTAGTAGACCGCACCTTCATTAAAGTTTCTGTATTGCGTATCGATGCCGATGGCAGCCGCTCGCAAACTATTGGGTAAGCCCATAACAATGTTTCCTATGTTGTGTAATCATACTCAAGCGTTGTGTAAACAAGACCAGTATCATCTTTTTCAATGTCGATAACAATAGAATCAAGCGGTACACCGTTATTGATCATCGGTTGCTCAATGATGTTACAAGACACTGAAATGCGCATTGCAACAATGGGCCCAAAGTCCCTGTTATCAAAATCAGGCATCAAATACTGTCCAGACTGTATTATAACAGAATTCACCACCGTGCGCGGTAGTTGCAAATTCTCGTTAATATCTGCTTTCAGTATGCGATTTATGACGTTACGATCTCTTTTAACCTTCTCTGCCGCAGCTCTATCCGCAGGAATGTGTCCAGTAGCAGTTTCTTGAGCCACACCAACCGCATAAACGTACAGGTTAATGGTAACGCTTTCTTGCTGCTTACCATAAGTCGCTGTTACGTTCGTCTGAGTTGAGTCGTCCGAGAGCTCGATATTGACCAATGACCGCTTGTCGTTTTTGAACTGGTCTAACGGGTTAAATCGGTCGTTATAAACACGAATGTCATAATCTTCTGCATTACCGCCGTTAATTGGTGCCAGTGCTCTCTGATTAGCAAGCTCATTGACCAAGATCGCAGCAATCTGATCGATAACAACCTGAGTATTGCTAGAGTAAGGAACTAATTCTGTTAGTACTTTAACGCTCATAATTCCCCAAATCGATTAGTATATTGCCGTTAGTTTCATCCGGTGCCACGCGAACCACTTTAGTTAGCAATGTCGCACCACCGACCACAGTAGTCTCGACTGTCCAAGGTCTTAAGTCAGAATCCATTTCACCTTCTGGCAATGCAACGCCGCCATCCTGCAAATCCAAAGCGTTCAAACTCACAGTTGCAAGAAATCCAGACACAGGCTGCCCCGTATCTGGATCGATTAGGTTATGGATAACTGAAACAATACCTTTTAAATCGTGCGTAGTGCCATCTGGCTCAGTCAGAACAAGCGGAGTGCTGAATCCGAATTTCTCCGAGTTCATGATCCGCTGCGCGTCCCTCTGTACACGATCGAGTAGGCTCATTCCATTTCCACAAGCGTACCATTGGCAACCATTGCGTCAAAAAGGCTTTCGTCACGTTTGAACTCTGGCCATTCTGGATCAACAATGTCGCCATGCTGCTTAATTCCAGCGCGGAAGCTAATAGAACTACCTTCTTTGAGTGTATAATTGCCGCTTTTTGGCTTTTTCTGCAATTCAGATTCTGCCAATGCATCTTCATACAACTCAACAGCACCGCTGCGATCTTTTCCTTCTTTCTCAGCTTTTAAAGCCTCTTCCAGAAGCTCTTTAGAAAAAGCGCCCTTTTCGAGCGCTGATTCAAGTTCGCTGAGATTCAGTTTTACCAAATCTTCAACTTTCATAAGCTTACGCCGTAGTTAGACAGCCGAAGCGGTCAATTGATGTTGGGATAAGAAGTGGACGCGAACCGATAGAGCCGTGAACCGCTTCACCATCTGCAGACACCCAAGCGTTAGTCGTAAAGTCCATTCCGATTGATGCCATTGGCATACGACCAGTTAGGAAAGACATTGCACGCGCTTCTGGCGGAACAATCTGAGGAATTGCACCGTAAGTTGCATCAAGTCGCATGTTTTCAGATAGAACAATCACGTTGTTATCTCCAACATAACGAGCGTTTGCAGCCGCTTTAACGTCTTTGTACTCACCTTTGTAGGTGTATAGATTCAGACGGTAACCAGTTAGGTCAATGTAACCCATGTAGCGCATACCAGGGCGCGGAGTTTCAGGATCAACGCCACCAATATTGATGCGGCGATTATCTAGAAGCTTTTGAACCTGTTCACTGTTAATGAAGTTAGTCCAAGCCGACTTTCCGAAGATTGTGCGATCTGGCATTGATTGGCCGTCAGTGTGGATAACATCACAAAGAGACTCAAGATCGTTAACCGGAGTACAGTTTACAGCGTCAGTCCATGCAGTTGCCGAAGTTGGGAAGTGCGTTGCCTTACCTTTAAAGTCGATTGTGTACGCATCTGCGCCTTCATCGTCTTTAAGTGTTACTGTTGCAGTCTGAAGGATTTGTGAAGCCATCAGCTCAATAGTGCGACGTTGACGTTTGCCACCAAACTGCATGTGCTTCATGAATTGAGACATTGCATTTGCGCGGTAGTTTGGATCGGTAAACGAAATCTGACCAGCTTGGCGCTTGATCATGTCGTAAGTGTTAAGGCTAAAACGCTCTTTAATTACAGGCGCTTTAAACTCTTTGTTTGTGTACTCATCAAGAGCAAACTTAGTAAAGCCGTTCTTGATGTCAGTAAGTACTGGTGCCACATCTTCACCTTCGCGTTCAATGTCGAACTCGATAGTTTCTGATGTGTAGTAGTTGCGTGCTCGCGCTTCAAAAAGAGACGACAGGGCCATAGCCACTGGCGCTTCTTGCATGTAAACGTCAGCCATGTGCTTAGTAGTAGCGTTACTCATACCCTAGAGCCCCTTATTGATTATCTAAAATTGAAAAATCTTCAGTGTTAACCACTGAGATAGAGTTGTCTTTCAGGCCGTCGATCTCGCGGTAGTCGATAGTACCACCAGCTTTAATTGAGATCTTATCTTGGCGAACTGAACCAACTTGCATTACGCGAACATTCTTTGTTGTTGCCGTAACATCTTCAGCGGTAACTTCAGTGTCAGACAAAAGAACGTAACGAGGAACGTCAAGACCTTCAGAGCCACCACGAGTGTAAAAGTTGAGATTACCATTCGTAGTGTTTCGCGCAAGAATAAGGCCTTCAGCTAAAGTTTCAGCCGTTGAAACAGAAAGAGTTTCTGTCTCTGCATTAATGCAATCAATAGTTGCGCCGTGCAGATCGACATTAGTAACTGTCATGCTCATTACATAACCTCCACTTGGTTGTGCATAGCGTTGAACGCCTTGATTGTTTCTGCGTCAGAGTTATCTTCTTCAGATTCAACTTTAGCATTAGCATCAACATTCGAAGTGTCTTCGTTGTCTGCCACTAGAGCGCTTAGCTTTTGGTTTTTGTAGAACTCAGCGTTAAACTTCGCATTTAGCGATGCCGAGAACTCAGATCCGTCTTTGATGCAAGCCATCATTAGATCGTTTGCGCCAGTTGCGGCACCCAATTCAATAAAACCATCAACACGATCACGCTCGGCTTTCAAACCTTCACTGTGACCAAGGGCTTTTACTTCCGCAAAAAGCTCAGGGTGCTTTGCTTGTAATTCTGCAATATTCATAGTATCTCCAGATTTTGCAGTTAAAGTTTGCTCAGTGTTTCCCTGAGCGGTTGAAATTCTTGATTGAATTGAGTCAATCATACCAGATTTTAGAGCATTGCGCGCTGTTGTAACTGCACCTTTGCCATAATTATTAATGACGTCATTCTCGCTAGTGTTTCGGCCAGCTGCAATCGCCTCAATAAATAGCTCTTCATAAGCGTCCAGTTCAGAGCGGATAGCGGACTCGCCAGCCTCTGTCATTGGGTCAGGTCGCTTGTTTGGCGCGTTGCTAGATGTGATTGACTTCATGTGCTCATCAACATACATGTCAACCACAATGCCAACCGAACCAAAACCTTCACCATCTGAAGCCGCAATAATCTCATCACACTGGGATGCAATCGCGTAAGCAGCTGAGCAACACATGCCGCTAACGAAACACGACATTGGCTTGCTCATGGTTTGCATCTGTGCAATCAAATCAAACAAACCAGCTACTTGACCGCCGCCCGAATTCATTTGAATCTCGATGCGCGTAATTTCTGGATCGTTCTCTGCAAGTGCTAGCGCCTTGGTTACGTCATCGTATGCCGTGCCACCCATTAACCAAGTCATGAAAGTGAATGACTTGGTTAGCACGCCAGCGATACTAACTGTCGCAACATCACCGGACACATTAAGAACTCGGTTGTTAGCTTGTCCATCAGAAGCGATGCCAGCTTCGAACTGTGAACGCAATTCTGCTGTAACGTTATTGATACTAAACGACTGAATCTGCTGAATTACATCGTTATTCGCTAGATACATCATCTTCCCCTTGGTTGTTAGACGATTCTTCGTCCGCATTAGTGTTAATTATACTCTGACTGAGATTTGTGACAAGTAGCTCTTTAGCAGGCAATAAAAGTGCGTTTTCACCAACTAAATCACGCGCATTGGCCGCAAATTTCTTATTGAATAGCGAGCGAGATGCGTAATCACGGGTGCAGAAGCCTTCTTCAACAGCCAATTTAAAGCCTTGAACCTCCTTCACAAGGTCAGCATTTGGCTTAATTGAGCCAGCCCAATCCCCTGCAATCCAAGCGCCTTTTATGTCGTACTTCTCAGGATCGTCCCAAGCTTCGATTAAACCAGGGGAGGAGATACGACCTTTTAGCGTTTCAACGTACAACCATGACTCAAACACTGGCTGATCGTTGATGCGAGTGGTGTTTGTGCGCTCCATGTCTAGGAACATGCCCCATTCAGCATTAGCCTGCTTGGATGCAGCGTAGTTTGAACTAAACTGCTTCTTCAAAATCTCAGGCGGCATACCTTTAGACCAAGCGATTGCATTTAGAATGCTTGCTTCAAACTCTGCAAAAGATAGGTCGGTACCTTCGCTGCCCATCATTTTGATTTTGTGGCCTGCCGGCATGTCGTCAATCACAACACCCGGGTTGAAAGACTTCATGTTTAGCGAGTACTTACCATCATTAATGCTTGCAGAGCGAGTTGATGCCGCGCCAAGTGGTTTAGCGCCAATAGTGTCAGCATCTTTCTCAACTGCTAGTGCTAAGAACGAGCTAACTAAAGCTTTACGTTGCACACTGTCTCGGTAACGGTCAATCTCGCGCAATGATTGCAACACGTTTGCAAGTAGCGGCATGCCTCGGCAATTGCCAAGAAGGTTTTTACCAGGTATGTACAAGTTAGCCACAACGCGACCAGAGCGAGAGCCATAACGAGGGAATCGCTTTGACTTTCCGTCATTAAGAACAACATGATAGGCTACTGTTCGATAGTTCGCGTCTTTCTCAACTCCGTGCTCGATAGTATGGCCTTTAGGTATGTTATAGTCACCATCAAACGGAGTCTGAACACAACCAGCCGGTATAAGTTGCACTTTTGGCAGCATGGTTTTGCTATCAAAGTGAAGGACGGTTAACACGTCACCTTCAACCAATGCTTGTAACTCACGTTGCTGCTGCAGTTCTGACAGCGTTTTTTCGCCGTAGTAGTCCACTAGCTTAGGGTTGTTGCAATATGTGCTAAATCTAGCCTCAATATCGTCCGTCCACTCGTTTAACTGGTCTTGATCCATACCTAGAATTGACGCAATTGGCTTAGATTCTAGCGTTAATCCAGTGTTAATTACGTTTGTGATGAACGAGTTTACTATGCCTTCAGCATACAAATTCTCATTATATAGCTGGATTGAACGCATTCTTAGCGTCCAGTAGTCGATTAAATGCAGCTGAGTATCACCAAAACCACCGATAAATTTATCGCCATCGAGGTAAGTGAATCGGTAGTCAACTGCTGGCACACCAGTTGCCGCAGATGGGAGTTCGTCAACGCCTATCACTGGTATTTTTGGTGTTGGTGATAGCCATGCTTTTAATTTATCAAACATCCCTACCACCCCGGAGTCGCGTTAAAGGTAGCTTTGTCTAGGCCGCAACGCTGGCGAAGTGTGTCTCGCCTTGCAAGTAGACTGTCAATATACTTCTGCAAGTCGTTAAGATTAGCCTTTGTCACAGTCTGCGTTGTCTGCCCAGTGTTAAAGGTATAGCTCTCAATCGCATCTGTGCTCAACTCCAAACTGGCATTCATAGCCGCTGTGATCTGCGCCTCTATGTCGCCAATTAAGTTGCAGAGAAATGTGTCTGTCATTTTTAGACCTCAGTTTTCGCTTATTCTAGAATTTTAACACAACATCAAACTTCGTAGTAGACTGGCGAACCGTTGTTGCCTTCGCGGCAGTACTCAAAGAACTCGAG